CGCAACTGGCGCTGGGGAACTACAGGCTGACAGTCCGGGCGGTAAATGCGTGGGGACAGCAGGGCGATCCGGCATCGGTATCGTTCCGGATTGCCGCACCGGCAGCGCCGTCTCGGATTGAGCTGACACCTGGCTATTTTCAGATAACCGCCACGCCCCATCTTGCCGTTTATGATCCGACGGTACAGTTTGAGTTCTGGTTCTCGGAAAAGCGGATTGCGGATATCAGGCAGGTTGAAACCACAGCCCGCTATCTTGGCACGGCGCTGTACTGGATAGCTGCCAGTATCAATATTAAGCCGGACCATGATTATTATTTTTACATTCGCAGTGTGAACACCGTTGGCAAATCGGCATTCGTGGAGGCTGTCGGTCGGGCGAGCGATGATGCGGAAGGTTACCTGGATTTTTTCAAAGGCCAGATAACTGAATCCCATCTCGGCAAGGAGTTGCTGGAAAAAGTCGACCTGACAGAGGATAACGCCAGCAGACTGGATCAGTTTTCGAAAGAGTGGAAGGACGCCAACGATAAGTGGAATGCCATGTGGGGCGTCAAAATTGAGCAGACCGAAGACGGTAAGCATTATGTCGCGGGGCTTGGCCTCAGCATGGAGGATACAGAGGAAGGCAAACTGAGCCAGTTCCTGGTTGCCGCTAACCGTATCGCGTTTATTGACCCGGCAAACGGGAATGAAACGCCGATGTTTGTTGCGCAGGGCAACCAGATATTCATGAACGAAGTGTTCCTGAAGTATCTGACGGCTCCCACCATTACCAGCGGCGGCAATCCTCCGGTATTTTCCCTGACACCGGACGGGCGGCTGACGGCGAAAAATGCGGATATCAGCGGTAACGTGAACGCGAACTCCGGGACGCTCAACAACGTCACGGTAAATGAAAACTGTACGATTAAGGGCATGCTGGAGGCGAACCAGGTCAGAGGTGACTTCGTTAAAACTGTCTCCAAATCATTCCCGAAACAGGCTGGTACGTGGGGTAACACGGAAACACCAAACGGGACGGTTACAGTCACCATTTACGATGATCATAACTTTGACCGCCAGATTATTATTCCGCCCATTATTTTTAACGGTGTGGCGTATGACGATCCGGGGAGCGGTAATAACCCGGGAGGTACGCGATACACGGGTTATGGTTTTGAAGTTCGCAAAAACGGCGTATTAATCGCATCCAGAGAAACTAAAGGAGCCATTCCCGGTAGTTACAGTGCGGTTATTGATATGCCGAGTGGTGGTGGTAGCGTCACTCTGGAGTTTAAGATTTTCCAGAAAGGCAATCAGGGCGCAGGTAACATCACAGACTGTACGGTGATTGTGACCAAAAAAGCTGCTTCCGGTATCAGTATTAGTTGAATTTTATAACCCCAATACGGGCGCCAGAAATGGCGCCTTTTTTATTGCAGAAAAGCGAGAGGTAATTATGCGTAAATTATGTGCTGTTATTCTGTCTGCAGTAGTCTGGCTGGTCGCCGCTGGTACGCCAGCGAGCGCAGCAGAGCATCAGTCCACACTAAGCGGCGGGTATCTTCAGTCCCATACTGATATGCCCGGCAACGATGACCTGAAGGGCATTAACGTGAAATACCGTTATGAATTTACGGACACGCTGGGGCTGGTGACGTCATTCAGCTATGCAGGAGACAAGAATCGCCAGCTTACCCGTTACAGCGATACCCGCTGGCATGAGGATTCCGTGCGTAACCGCTGGTTCAGCATGATGGCGGGGCCGTCTGTACGCGTGAATGAATGGTTCAGTGCTTATGCGATGGCAGGTGTGGCTTACAGCCGTGTTTCGACGTTCTCCGGGGATTATCTCCGCGTAACTGACAACAAGGGGAAAACGCACGATGTGCTGACCGGGAGTGATGGCGGTCGCCACAGCAACACGTCTCTGGCGTGGGGGGCTGGCGTGCAGTTTAACCCGACCGAATCCGTGGCCATTGATATTGCTTATGAAGGTTCCGGCAGTGGCGACTGGCGCACTGACGGTTTCATCGTGGGTGTCGGTTATAAATTCTGATTAGCCAGGTAACACAGTGTTATGACAGCCCGCAGATTCTGGCGGGCTTTTTTGTGGAGTGGATATGGCAGCAGTAAAAATCTCAGGTGTGCTGAAAGATGGTGCGGGAAAACCAATACAGAACTGCACTATTCAACTGAAGGCAAAGCGTAACAGCACCACGGTACTGGTGAACACGGTGGCCTCTGAAAATCCGGATGAAGCCGGGCGTTACAGTATGGATGTTGAGTATGGCCAGTACAGCGTCATCCTGCTGGTTGAAGGTTTTCCGCCTTCACATGCCGGAACCATTACCGTCTATGAAGGCTCCAGACCAGGTACGCTGAATGATTTTCTCGGTGCCATGACGGAAGAGGATGTCATGCCGGAGGCATTGCGTCGTTTTGAGGCAATGGTGGAAGAAGCGGCACGCAACGCCGAAGCCGCCTCTCAGAGCGCAGCGGCGGCAAAGAAATCCGAAACTGCAGCGGCATCATCGAAGAACGCGGCGAAAACCTCAGAAACGAATGCAGCTAACAGCGCACAGGCGGCAGCGGCCTCGCAGACTGCATCGGCAAATTCCGCGACAGCAGCTAAAAAATCAGAAACCAACGCGAAAAACAGCGAGACAGCCGCAAAGACGAGCGAAACCAACGCAAAGTCCAGCCAGACGGCAGCGAAGATCAGCGAAACAAATGCCAAAGCCAGTGAAACTGCGGCGAAAAGCAGTCAGGATGCAGCAGCCGAAAGCGAGAGCGCGGCAGTCGGTTCTGCGACTTCAGCAGCCGGATCAGCAACTGCTGCGGCTAACAGCCAGCAAGCAGCGAAGACGAGCGAAACTAACGCAAAGTCCAGCCAGACGGCAGCGAAGACCAGCGAAACGAATGCCAAAGCCAGCGAAACTGCGGCGAAAAACAGTCAGGATGCAGCAGCCGAAAGCGAGAGTGCTGCAGCTGGTTCTGCAACAGCGGCAGCTAATAGCCAAAAAGCTGCAAAAGCCAGTGAAACTAACGCAAAGACGAGTGAAACAAAAGCAGCAGCCAGCGAGACAGAAGCAACGTCAGCCGCAACAAGAGCAGAGAATGCAGCCCGGATTGCAGAAGATGCCGCTGATCCTGCTTCTGTCCCTCCGCTTCCTGATATCTGGCTACCCTTGAATGATTCTCTGGAAGCGATAACAGGGTATGCCCCGGGCTATAAAACAATAACCATCGGCAGTGATGAAATAACAATGCCTGTTAATGGCATATGCCAATTTAGCCGCGCTTCATCAGCAACGTATATTGATAAGTCCGGGCATATTACCGTGGCAGGGAATAACGTTCCTCGTTTTGAAAAATATGGTTTGCTGATAGAGAATCAGCGAACAAACATGTTCGTAAATAGTTTTAATCCTGATGCGTGGAATAAAAGCGGTGGTATATCTGTAACATCATCAACAGATGAATTTGAGTTTAAATATGGACGTTTCACGGTAGGAAGCGATATAGCAGGAACGACAACAGGGAGAAATATATGCACAGTTGCTGGTAATAAAGGCATAGATGTGACTGGCGATGATCAGTACAGTAAAGGTCCGTATGTTACCGCGTCGTTCAGGGTAAGAAGTGATCTCAATGTTCGCGCACGTATCCGTTTTGAACGGTATAACTCGGAAGGATACACTTTTCTTTGTGACGCCTATTTGTCATTACAGACTCATGAACTACAAATTACGGGTGGTAATGCCCAGCTATTAACAGCAAACTTTGAAATCGACCCTGGTAGTGGGTGGATATATTTTCAGGCAACACTGAAATGTCTGCCAGAATGGGGAATGGTTGGTACGCAGCTGCAAATTGCAGCCGACAGAGCTGTGGGGTCTTTTGCAACAGGTGACTGGATAGAAGTAACCACCCCGCAATTCGAGTACGGTGCTTGTGCAACTTCCTTCATCATAACGACAACAGAGCCAGCGACTCGTGCATCAGATTTATGTAAATTTCCGCTGATGAAAAATATGTATACCATGCCTTTTACGTTCATGGTGGAAGTCCATAAAAACTGGTTTATTTCTCATAATGCTGCACCGCGTGTCATTGATTCAGAAAATCACCAGTCCGGAGGTCCATTTATTATGGGGTTTGGTTCTTCTGGAACTATCAGTCAGGACGGTTATTCGTATTGCGATATAGGCGGGGCTAACCGACGTGTATATGAGTCATGCGGAGTAAGAGATCTCGTTATGGGATTCAGGGTTAAGGCTGACGGCATGACATGCTCATTTGCAAATAAGAATATAAGCACTGAAACCAAAACAGTATGGAAATATATTCGTGAAGCAGCCGTGATTCGTATCGGGGGGCAAACGACGACAGGATTACGACACCTTAATGGTCATATAAAAAACCTCCGTTTCTGGAACAGAGCATTGTCAGATACGCAGCTTAAGGAATACGTATAATGCGGGATATAACATTACGATTCGATAACAGAGAACAGTTTAACGCAATTGTATATGACAGTGGCCTGTTCAGTCTTGAAGAAGAAAATGGGGTTCTTGTTGATGTTATTGGCTGCATTATTGATTACGAGGAACCAGAAAACGAAAGATGTACAGGCATTGATCGCGGTGGTTTTTTCGTAAACATGAGGATTGTTGATAGCAGTAAAAACATATCTTCTTTAATGCCTTTCATTACGACAGATCAGCATGTAAGGACATGGGCTTAATGGAGTAAGACAATGGTTACAAAAACAGTAATTCCTGATGACATCAAAACGCTAAAATCCGATGTTAGTAAACTAAAAACTGATCAAGGAAGCTACGTAACAAAATCATATGTAGACAGCAAAAATGAAACCGTTAATGACTGGTCTGCTGCATGGTATCAGCAGGTATTGCCAACTAGCGGGGCTATATTTGGGCGAAAACTTCGCTCAACTCACAGGACGGCAGGTGTTGAGGATGCGTATTGCGAACTATACCTTAAAAAATGGATAGACAGCCCAGGGAACGCAATGGCGCGCCTTAACCTGAACGATAACGGGACAAACATTTGCTGGGACT